TGTATCTCATTAAAGATATAGTGGTTAGTTCCAAAGGATGGGTTGTATGCTATGATACTCTTTTTGCGAGTACGGATGAAGAGCTGGAACCAGTCTTCCCTAGAGAGTTCATTGCACTCATCTACGAAGAGATAATCTCTTCCACTACCCTTTCGCTTCTCTGAATTATCAATACTCATAAACTCAACGATACTACCATTCTCAAAGGTATAGATGTGCTCTGTTGCAGACCATCTTTCTTCATCCCATATCTCTAATGCTTTTAGTATCCCAATCCAATCTCTCATAATAGAGACCCTCATAGATGGGAATGATTTACGGACTACTGATATAACTATATTCCATTCAGATAATGCCTTTACTAATATCCATTGTAGAGCTGAATGTGATTTACCACTCCTTGTTCCACCTTGTAGAATACATATTCTCCTACTACCATCTATATCCTTATAGGTCTTTGATGTATCTATCTGCAGTTCCATCTTTGATGTTTATTGATATTTGTTGTATCTTTTGTTGTATCTCTCCACTCAACTCTATTGATGCCTTCTTTGGTACTATATACTCTAATAACTTTAGGTATATCTTTGCTGCTTCTAATGGATTTTCTTTTCGTATCTTTATCAAATCTTCGCGTAGTGCATCCAATCCACTATTTGCTAATCTAGCTATTGCGAGTTTAGCCTGTTCACTAGAGCGATTTATTGCTCCATGTGGTCTGCCTGTGCTTAACTTATGACCTTTGGTAAATGGCATTTTTATTTATATTATTTAATTATATAACAAAGGTTAGCTCATTAAGTAGTTAAGGGGAAATTCAATCTCATACATTTGTAGTATGTAATCATCATCATCCATTATGTATATCCATGCTCTACATAATATCTCTGTATATTCGTATTCAATTCTATTCCCTTTTACATCATTCCAATCCAGTCTTATTTGGATTAGATTCTCATTATTTATCTTCACTACTCAAAGAATTGTTTATACTTTAAGGATTCGTTTAATATTTGGATACTTGCTTCATAATACTCTTTGTTTATCTCACTACCTAAATAAGTTCTACCCATTTCTGCTGCAACCTTTGATGTTGTTCCACTACCACTAAACGGGTCATATACTATATCACCTTCAATACTCCAACTTTGGATATGTCTTCTTACCAACTCTTCTGGCATAATAGCTGGATGGTTTTCTATTCTTTTCTTATCATTAGACTTAAAGTGATTTGATACATACCATACATTATCATCTATACCCCATTCTTTAATCTTAACTTGTCTTTCTTGCATTACCAACTCACCATTAAGGTCTCGTTCTCTTCTTCTTTTTCTACTATCACCACCAGTTTTATTTCTTTTTAAGATTGGGTCAAAGTGGTTTGGTTTTCCTTTTGAGAAGATAAACATATTCTCCCATACATTTCTATAACGATATGGTGATGGAAATGGTGTTCCTGTCTTATACCATATCAAATGGTCATGCATAAACAATCCACATTCTTCCATAAAGTAAAGGGCTTGTCTCATACTATTTCCTGTTCTTGAACCTTTTATTGTTTGGTCTTGAACATTCCACATTATTACTCCACCTTCTTTAAGAGTTCTTGTCAGTTCTTTTGCTATCTCTTCAAATTCAAAAGAGTATCCTGTATCTTTTAGTCTTTGATGATAATTCTTACCATCACCATACTTGCGCATGTTATCGTATGGTGGTGATGTTATTACCAAATCTATGGAATTATCTTCCAATCGTTGCATTGTATCCAAACAACTCTCATTATATATTTTGTTATATTCCATCATTTATCTTCTTCCAAACCGAATCCCATTCGTTCCCATTCATCCCAACTTAAATTACGAGTATCACCTTTTTGTATCCATTTTTCCCTTTTAGATAATTTGGGTTTCTTTACTACATCTTTTTTAGGAATGGTCTCACCCACCCCATCCCTTGTCAGATACTTCCATAGCTTTTCGTTTTCCATTATCTCATTCAATTTATTCTTTGCATACACTCTGAATTCATCTCTATCCATTTTAGAACACATCCTTTGTAATTCCCTATATTTCACATAGATTCCATCTTTACCACCTTTCATCTCTTCAGGTACTTTATCTATGTAGGGTATGAGTTCACCACTTTGGGTTAGTTCCTTTATCTTTAATCTATTTTTCTCCCTTGCTATTTCATTTTTACATTCTTTACATCTGAATAAAGGTGTTGTAGGTTTGAACTCTACACCACATATTCTACATATACGGCTTTCAGGTAATGGTTTTCTCATTTTAATGTAACTTAATTATTAGAAGAACGAATAAGAATAGGATATAGAATATGAATAGAGTAAGGAGAGTATAATCTTTTTTAGCTTTCATTACGGTATGAATGGATTAGTTATTGTCTTGTTTAGATGTGCTCTTATTTTTTTGATGTGTATAAAACAAGTAGATTGTGATATTCCTATTTTATCTGCTAGGGATTGTAGTGTATCATCTGATGTCCAATACATTTCCCATAACATAGCTGGAGCAAAGTTTCTTGTCTTCTTTAACCTTTGTATCTCATTCATTATATCAGTATGTGCATTCATCATTGCTATATCCCTATCTATATCATATACCTCGTCCGCTTCGTTTGTATAGTATTCAGTTATATAAGTAGTTCGGTTTAACTTCTTTGTTTTGTTTAACCATCTATGCTTTAAGAATGAGAGGCAGTACATAGTGTTATATGATTCTCCCCAAAATAGTTTTTGATTTTGTTTCCTATGTAAATACTCATACAATTCCATTACAAGGTCTTCACTTTCAGATTTGTTTTTTGTAATATTATAACCTACCTTTAATAACCAACTATGGTGTTCACGATACAATGTATCTAATCTTTTAGCACATTGGGTTTCAATACTACTAGAAACTTCGTTAATCATTTGTTAGTATTAAGGATTCTTTACTTCTTACAAACTCTCTAATTGTTTGAGTTGCTCTATTCCAAAGTCCAGCTGCTGAACCACATGAGCAGGGTTGTCCTTCTGTTGTCTTTAGTATCTTATTATGGTTATTCCAAATATACCCCATCCTATCATTTGGGATGTGAGTTGTGATACTATCTATAACTGATTTAAGTTCTTTGAACTCTTCCTTTGTGTATGGATGATATATATTATCATTTAATTCGCTCATCACTTTAATGTTTTCAACTTTGGTAATATAAATTCTTCTTTTTTAGGAAGTATTGGTTGATTAGTCGGTATAGGATTATCCAATGCTAAAAAAGGTTTTAGGTTTTCAAAGTGTGGATGATGAGGTGAGAAACTAAACCCTATACTTGCTAGGATTAGTATTAAATCATTTACTGATGTAATCTTTGTGAAGTCAATAAGATATACTGCGTTTGTATCTACTTCCACCTTTGGTGATACTCCGAACTCTAATGTTGCTTTTTCTACTTTCATAATTGTTTTGTTTAGTTTAATTTAATTCCTTCGTTACATCCGAACAATTCGTTAAGATATATTCTACGTTCCTCACAGCCGCAATTTGCGTACCCTAGCTTCAACGCAATCCAACTGGCTATACTCTTACCCCAGCCTCCACTTAAAACGTTTATAAGCCCCTCTAAAACGTTCCCTACTTTAATTATACATATTCTTTTCATATTGTCCAAAATTGTTTATATTTGTGTTTGTTCTGTTCCCATTCTATTCTACTCTTTGCTATCTCCATATACTCATCTTCTCTTTCTATACCGATAAAATCCATACCTTCTCTTACTGCTGCTTTACCAGTAGAACCAGAACCCATAAATGGGTCAAGAACTAATCCTCCTTTGGGTGTAATCAATCTTATCAAGTATGCCATTAAATCAGTTGGCTTAACCGTAGGGTGTATGTTTTGTCTTCCTACTGGTCTTGCCTTATGTGGAACATTTCTACTATCTTGTCCTTCATCTCTACCTTTAATCTTTTTTTCTTGTAGTATTTCTTCTGCAGCTGCTAATGATGTCTTTTCCTTTCTTGGTTTTCCTTTCATTACCTCTGCCCATTCTTCGGGGTGTGTTTCTTTATAGATTACACTACCATCTTCTCTACGAGGTCTGCCAGTAAATTGTGGCACTACTTCAGGCATTCCTTCATTCCTATCACTCTTTGATGCTTTAGGGCAATAAAAGAAGCGAGATGCTCCACCCTTTATATTGTCTTTAGGTCCTACTCCCTCATAAGTGCTTTCACCTCCACCAAACTCACCAAATCCTTTTGTCTTTCCTTTTGGCCAATGTCCTTGTGATGTTATACCACTTTGTTCATCAAGTATCTTACCTGCTTCTTCATCAAAGATTATGTTTGCTGGAAATCTACCTAATGTTGTTTCTTCTCTATGATGTTGTATAGTAGGATGTAATCCAAATAGTGTATTATCTTCTTTTACATCTGTTGAATGTATAGGTGTTGTTCTTACCTCATTACCTACTCTACACCCATCTACATTTATACCACCTGTCCCCCACTCTAATACATTATTTGCTACATTACCTTTGAATGGTTTTCTTGCCATAACGATTGGTTCGTGTGCGGGTTTTAGAGCAGTGCCGTAACCTTCACCTACTGAATTACCTTTTGTCAAAGTTTTATCAGTATTGCTAATATGCCCAGTCATTGAGTTTGATTGCCAATTAGTTTCCTTTGAGGTTATGTTTGGATTTATTCCTATAACTTGTCTTTGGTTATTTTGTATCTTGTCAATTGACTTACCTACATTATGTGATTTTGGAAAGCCACTACCATATATCCACATAATTTGGTCTCGTATCTCAAACCCTGCATCTTCTACTGCTACTGCTTGTCTATGGTAGGTTCTACTATGGGAGAAGGATAAGAGATGACCTCCTGGTTTAAGAACTCGTAGAACTTCTTTCCATAACTCGGGGTTGTTTGCAATACCACTATCATCCCAGCCCTTACCCATAAAACCTATTTCGTATGGTGGGTCTGTTACTACTGAATCTATACTATTATCGTCTAGCTCTTTTAGTTTGTCTAAACAATCTCCTAATAGTAATTGTATTTCGCTCATATTTTATCCTTTATGTATTGCCTGACGGATAAGGGCTGATACGAAACCTGATAAGGTGTATCCGTATTTATCACAATATGCTTTTAATCTAGCGTGTACATCTTCGGGGAGTTGTACCATCCCATACTTTTTTGGTTGTGTTGATTGGTTCATAACTTTTTTTTTTATTTTTACAATTTTCTTCGTGTGTGATTAGTCTTAAATTGGATAAACGATTATCATGTCTATCATTGTTTATGTGGTCAATATCTAATTGTTTTCCATCTTCATTATAGTAAGGTATTTCTCCATTAAATGTAGCATATACTATTCTGTGTCCCCTTAACCATATTCTTTTCTTATCAGAGCCTATACCTGTATATATTCCATAATACAGGTATCCACTTGGATGTATTCTGGGTTGTACTAATCGTAATTTACCTGTGGGATTATATCGTGTAGATATTCTTTTGCTCCATACACTACCATCTTCAGCTGAATAGTAATCAGGTGTGTTTTGGATTTGTTTTAGTTGTGGTTGTGTTGTCATTTTTGTCATTATTTTATTATTTGTTATACTCATATATATCACTTTCCTGGAAAAACGATAAATTATTCCTTAAATATACTAATTATTTTTTAGATTTACAAGTCATATATAAAAAAAGAACCAGAGGAAATGACATAACCCCTGGCTCTAATTATATAGAAAAGTAGATGAGCACTGAACATAAAATGGTATATACTAGTTCAGTATTAATTAAGCCCATCTGTATATATAACAACATAGATTGATTTTGTAATTGGTTTAATACTTTGATGTTTTAATAGAATTAATTAAATAATTATATACTTCATCTGATATAGTATTAGTAATAATATCAGTATAAACATAACTAGTACTAGTACTGTTTATTTCTTCATTATTTATTTCTATATTATTTACTTCTATATTGTTTATTACATGGGGGTTATCCGTTTTCGGTTCGTCCGTTTTCGGATTGTCCGTTTTCGGAATATCCGTAAATGGACTGATTGTTAATCTAACATCGGATACAATATAATCAACTCTAACAAACTTACCTTTTTCATCTCTTACTTTCAGTTGTGTAACATAACCTCTTTCAACTAATTCATTAAAAGCAGTTATAGTACCATCTCTACCATCCTTACTGAATTGATGTAATGCAGTTTTAAGAACTACCCATTCATCAGGTAGAGAAATAATGCAAGCAAGTAATCCTTTTGATTTCCAACTTAAACTTTTATCTCTCAACATATCATTAGATAATTGAGTAAAGTTTTGAGAGTGTTTAACTCTAATAATTTTTGATGTGTTATTAAACTTCATATTGTTAAAATAAAAAAACTCATCAAAAATGGTAGTGAGATTACCATTTTATCAGAGTTTTAGTTTGGAATTTCTTCCGATTTCTTTTACACAACATCTCACATTGTGCTTGTTTCCAATTGTTAAATCAAATATACTATAAGTTTTTCAAATTACCAAGTCCTTCAGTAATTATTTTTCTCATACCACATTCGCTACACTCATAAGTATATGACTTTTTTTCAAAAGAAAAGAAAAGCAGTTATTTAGAATGATTATAAATTAGATATAACTAAAATATAATTTAGAAATCATTAGGAATTGTGCCGAATTCTTCATATATTAGTATTGTTGGATGAGGGAGTGAATGGTTCACACCCCCCCAACTTAACCCTTAAAACAAAAACAAAATGGAACAAACAGAGATTTTAACAGAAGAACAAATTGTAGAAATGTATGATTACTTGCATTCATATCAAAGAGAGTGTGAAGATAAATGGGGAAGATGTAAAATATGGGATGATGTAGATTGTACTTATATGGATTTTATAGAAAGTACAGAAGAGTTAGATGAGTTCTATGAGAAACATAGTTCAATTTTAGATAAAATAGATTTTTAATTATTAAACCCTTAAAACAAAAACAGTTATGAAAAAGTCAGAAAACAACAACCCATCCCATTCTTATTTCTTACAACAATTTTTAGAAAGAAATGTAAGAGATATTCAGAAAACTCTTAAACAGAGAAATGATGAA